AAGCGGTTTTGAAATTAATTTTGAAACAGTATCTATTTCAATTTCATTTGACTCACAAAAGTGAACAATAGCATCAATATAATTCATTGAATTTTCGTGAGCTATTTTTTCAACCTCCTGAGCGAATCTGGTAGGCGTCATAAATTTATCCTCTAAGGTCTCTTTCATATCTGTTTTCGTAATCCCGGATGTACTCTTGTAACTTAATAAAATATTCTTTTTTCGGTGGCTGAATACTAACTTGTGTATCACCACTTTCACAAGCGACGATAGTAACAAGCTGTTCTACTGTAATACTATAAAGTTCTTGAAGCATACAAGCGTATGCTGTTTCTTGAACATAGTAGTCGTAAAGATACTCTTCCTTTTTTTCTTCCGCCGAAGTTTTAAAGTCAATAATAGAAAGCTTACCATTGTACTCAGCAATACAATCTACACGACCAGCGATTCCTAAGAAGTCAGAATATAATCCAGCCTCTTGTAAGTATATATTATTTATGTTGTCAAGAATTTTCCGAGATGAATTAAACATGACCCAGATCAAAGGATACTCTTGGTAAAGAGTTGTGTCATGTTCATTGTTGAGGTAGTTTTCTGCCAGTTTGTGGTAACGATTACCACGAGTACAAGAACGTGAAGAGATCTGCTGGGCTTTTTCTTTCCCAACTCGTGCTCTCCACTTAGCAAGAACCTCTTGCTTCTTGGGGTTGTTACTAATCACGGTGGTGACTGACTTATGCTTATTGCCAGTCGGCGTGTTGTAATAACGCCGACCATCAATATTAACGGTGTTCATTTCAATAGGCTCAATCAACCCAACATGATTAAAAACTTTCATTAGAGACCTAGATTAATTTTAGCAATAAGATAAGATTTGATGAGACCAGAACGAACAATGTCTTCTACGCCATATTCAATTTCAGAAAATTCTTTCATCTGTTGAAGAATACGTTGAAAATCAATGATTCCTGAACGTTCGTGAGTACGTTGAAGGTCGGACTGACTAGCATCACCACAGAATAGAATCTTAGTATCTTCACCCACACGAGTGATGATTGAATCTAGTTCGTGGAAGTTCAAGTTTTGGCATTCATCTACAATGACAATAGCTTTGTCAAGTGTAGTACCACGAAGGAATGAAGTGGACCAGAAACTAATAGTTTCCTGTGCCTTTAGGTTTTCATAAAGCATATCAAATGCTCCGTCGTTAGGCATCTTGAACATGTACTTCACCATATTCTTATATGGAATCTGGTAAAGCGATGCTTTATCTTCGTGAGTACCGGGAAGGAAACCAATCTCTCTGGTAGCAACTAAAGAACGAACCACATATACTTTTTCGTATGGGGTATGCTCATCAAGAACATCACGTAGAGCAAGAAATAATGCTAGAAATGTTTTACCTGTTCCAGCAACACCATAAGCAAAGATGTTTTGACCTCTACCATATTCCTCAAACATGATACGTTGATTATCTGTTAAAGGTTCTATGTTTAAAAGATAGTCCGAACTAATTGGCTTTCTCCTTTTCATTTGCTTGTTGTTCATACCAGCAATATCGGGAGTGTTTGTTTTTCTAGCTCTCGGCATAATTGTTTATTGTAAGATTACCATTGAACACGAGAACCTGGCGATTTTGTCACCTTGTTCTTCATAATATCAGACCAGCCAGGATGAGTTTTACTCATCTTATCACGCCAGTCTCCGACCTCACCAACACCAGCACAACCTTGTGACCAGTCTTTATCCCAGTCGGGGTTGTCTTTTCTCCATTGATCATACTCTGCCATTGACAGGTAGAGTTCTTGAGTTTCTTTAGTTTCTTTATGAATTACAGGATAAGTTGGCATTAGTTCCACTCCAAAGCTTCAGCGACAGTTGGGAATTGTGTAATGAAAATTTCTTTACACATCTCAGCAATTTCCATGTGCTCTTGTTGAGTACCATTTGCTGAGCGTAATTGTATGTAGTGTATCCATGACCTCACAGATCCAGTCATGTAAATTCTAGTGGGAACTGCCAGTGGCAAGACAAATCTAGCAGATTCTTTTGCCACCTGTGCTCTAATCATATCATCATACAGTTCCTGTGCTTCAGCAAACAACATCTTGATACGACGTTCAAAAGCAATCACAAGTTCTGGGTCT